AACCTCGTTGCGTGGTTCTGCTTTCTAGTAGATCCAGAGCACGCAGAGGAAGCGCTCCAATCATTGTTGCGATTCCGAGGTGCGAAGATGTTTTACGTCTCGCCTCGCGACAAGACGATGGTGGAGAAGCACGGCAAGCTCAAGAGGAAGACCTTTCTTTGTATGTTCGCCTTCGAGGGCGACGACACTTTGGGAAGGTTTGAAGAGAAGATTTGGGCAGACGAAGGCAAGCCGTGCCCGGTGGAAGCATTCTTCACACGCTGGGGTTGGAAGTCCAAACTAGTGTGGAAGAAGCTGGATGGCGACGACTACGTGCGGTTCGTAGGATACGAAGCGTTGTTGCATGATAGCGAAGTGGAGTATGACGGCGGTGACGTGGTTATGACGCCCGAAACTGCCAGGTTCCTGAAGACTAAGTCTTGGACCACCACTGCTGTCACACCAGGAGAGCTTAAGACGTGCATCCGCTTGTTCGCAGCCAACTTGGCTGAAGGCTTCAAGCGTGTAGAGCCAATGCACGCTCTCCTGACCGCTATGTACAACGACAACCGCGGAGGCATCGACATCGACGCGCAGAAGATGAGGGAGTACCACTTGGCAGTGTACGGAGAACTGCCAGAAGCTGGGCTCAAGATTTCTGCGAATGTCCCGATGCCAGAGTTTGAGGGCGGAGACTCAAGCAAATGGAAACGCCTGCTAAGATGCACAGCAGGAGAGTTTACCGATGCTGAGTGGGCGACGATGTGCCACATCGGTACCGTGAACGTTCATGGTGCCGATCTGGCGACATCTGTTCCAGCCTCCTGGCTGGAGTAGACCTGTAAACGTGTTTCACCCCGCTTCGGCGGGACAGGTCAAGCATAGCAACCAGTGGCGCCCATGCGTGCATGGGTGAAATTACCTAGGAACATTGACACAGGGTCCTAGGGTCGCGTACTTACTGAGAATACTTCCACGGGTTCTCAGGGTTATCGGAGTGCTGCCGGTACGCGATGAGAGGGTCCAGCTTTGCAATTATCCAAGCGGCTGGTAGGGTACGCGGGGGGGGGGACATGAGGGCAACAACGAGCCTCCCCCCTGGCCGGGTCTGTACCTGATACTCCCCCCTTATGCCTAAGTAGCCAGGGCGAGTCTGGTGAATAGCCTGGGTGCGCAGGGATGCGCTGGCGGTGAGGGCACCACCCTAACCTAACGCAGAGGTTGTCGGTTGAGCGTCGACGTAAAGGGTGGCATCGAACGTGTGAGGGACCCGAAGCGGAGGGACCCGCGAGAGTGGGGCAGACCTTACTCACTCGCATGTGGGAACTGAAGTGGATGTGTCGTTCGGCTAGCACGGCCGGGTGACTAACGGACCGATGTCTCTGGAAGCAAGCAAAGAGGCTAGGTCTAGGCACGTTCGACAAAATGGAGAGGGCGTGATACGGCACGCCGCAAACTGCGGAAAACGGGGACGGCCCCCCAGCTTTGCTTGATCATTTAACTTAGCGATCCTGCTAGTTTCGGAAGGCCCGGTCAGCCGGAAGGAACTAGCGGGTGGGACAATTTTGTATGGGGGTGTAGGCATCCCAAGTAACCTACCGTCTGCGGACGAAAAGAGCGACGAGTTCGCTCGGATTGCGTAGTACGCTAAACATGGCAAAGCAGAAATCCCCGACGGAGTTTCGCTTAAGGTGAACTGTGTCTGACCGTCGGACTCACTCAACACACATCCTCGGTTGATCCGAGCGCTTTTCGAGTAAGCCGTAGAGCAAGGGAAGTTCTACGAAATGGGAAGGAAAGGGCAGCGGAACGGGAACGGGAACCCGAATGGTCGTAGGAGGCAGAGACAGAGGCCTCAGAGGCAAAGGCAGCCACAAGGTGCGGGTGCAAGCCGCAGCAACGCAACACGAGTACTGGCTACTGGTGTTGGCGCAACACCTCACAAGGCTTTTGGTAGCGTGCCTGGTGTTGGAATGAATTGCTGGGATGCTAAGCATCCTTCGCACTTGCCACTGCCTCGATCGGTCGGTCCGTACACAACGATACGGGCTACGAGACGCGTCTCGGCACAGACGCACTGCAACATCATCGGCACCTTCCAGCTGAAGTCAGCTGCCTCTCATGACAAGGGGGACTGGTCAGAAATGATCATGGTGTCGGATGTGAACGCAGCCAATCC